TAAACTGTATACGACACATCATAAAGATAGTGTTAAAGAATGGCTAACTAAGAATGAGATTGGTAAATACATAATGATTCAATTCTCTGGTGGTCAAGCTCAAATGGGATACAATGCTAGCAATCAATATGTAAATATTAATCCAAATAGAAACTATCAACCTTATCTTGCTCAACAAGTCGTTAATATGTTGAGAGAAGAATATAAAGATACCACAATTATTAATTGTGTTTTACCTAATGAACCTCACTATGATGGTACGATTAGATGTGATTTACACTGGACCCAGTTACATGAAATGTTAAAAGGATCTGAAGGGTTCGTTGCTATAGATAGTTGCCTACAACACTTCTCACCCTCAGCTAAGGCTTATGGGGTTGTTGTTTGGGGTAGTACTCGTTGGACACAATTTGGTTATTCACACAACAAAAATCTACAGTTTCACATGGGAAATGAGTGGGATGAGGCTAAATATAACGATAGCGATCCTAGAAATAACATGGTAGAACCAAAAATAATTCTTGATGAATTTAAAAAACTTGATACAACTAAACCCGTTGCATGCGCAACTAACTAAAAGGATATAATATGAGTGAAGACGTAAAAACTGCAGAAGATATAGCACAAGATTACACAGCTATGGGACATTCAGTAACTTTAATTAATGAAGTTATTGCTGGAACACAAATGGCAGACGAAGAAGCTGCTGATAGACAATCAGCTGTTGACAGAAATGTTGAACATTTAGAACTTATGGTTGCTAAAGATTTTTGGACTAATGAGAGTATGACTGCTTCTAATTCTGCGATCACTGCTGGTAAAGCCTACACAGCAAGCTAGGAGAGTTAACCTATGCTCTTTGGATTTTTTTCATTTGCAGAAGAGCCGTTTTCAACGGCTAACGATAAAAATGTAAATATTCAAGTAATAGGTAATGCTTTATCAATTAGTATTGGTAGTGTTGGAATTACAGCTGGTTCTATTGTAGAGATTCCTGATGTTTCACAAGTAACTCTTGGAACTGGATCTTTAACTATTACAGGAGATGCTAACTTTAGTGTTGTTGGTAATGCGACTTCATTAAACACAGGAACTGTTACTGTTATTGCAGGAGCTACTGCAAATGTTAGCGGAAATTCATTGACCATTGCTACTGGAAATGTTACAGTAACTGGAACAGCGTTAGTAAATCCAACTGGAGCACAGCTAATAGCTAACACAGGAGAAGCAGGGGTCATCACTTGGAATGATATAATACCAGGAGCAAACATGACATGGACACCAATTGAACCCTTTTAAATAAATTATGGCATCATCATACTCATCAGATTTAAAATTAGAATTAGTAACTACTGGAGAAAAAGCAGGTCTTTGGGGAACTATAACAAATACAAATTTACAAATTTTACAACAGTCTTCTTCCGGTTATTTATCTTTAGCTGTAGGTGGAGCTGACGTTACTTTGGCTTTAGATAATGGAGCTACTTCAAATGGTAAAAATTTATATATTAAATTAACAGGAACATTAACAGCAAACAGAACTGTTACCATGCCTGCAGGAGCTGAAAGAGTTTTTATTATTGAAGATGCTACAGTTCGGGGAACCTCAAATAGAACTTTAAGTGTATTGACAGCAAGTGGAACAGCTTTAGCAATACCTTCAGGTGCTGTCATGTTAGTTAAATCAGACGGTACAAATACTACTAAAGGTATAACTCAAAAAGGCTATAATACAATTACAGATTCAAACACTCCTTATACAGCTGTTTCAGGAGATCAAATTTTAGCTAACACAACAGCTAATCCTATTACTATACTTTTACCTGCATCTCCTGCTGTAGGGGATGAAGTAACTATTATTGATACTAGAGGAACATGGGGATCTAACAACTGTATTATTAACAGAAATGGTAAACCTATTAACTCAGGAACAAGTAATTTAACTTTAGCTATTAATGGTCAATCTATTACTTTATTATATATAGATGCAACAAGAGGTTGGGCATTCAAAACCAACACCGCATAAGGAGCATGGATAATGGCTCTTATTGATTTTAAAGTATTACCTGGAATTGATAAACAGGACACCACTTCAGGTGCAGAGTTTCGTTGGGTAGATTCAGACAATGTACGATTTAGGTATAACTTACCTGAAAAAGTAGGGGGTTGGTCTTCTCTTTTATCAGATACTATTGTAGGAGTAGCTAGAAAAGAATTTGCATTTGTTGATTTAGATGGAAATAGATATGTTGCAATAGGTACAGATAAATTTTTACTTATATATTTTGAAGGTCAGCTATTTGATATTACACCCTTACAGTCTACTTTAGCTTCTTCAACAATCGCAACAGTTCAGAACTCTCCAATTTGTACAATAACTACAGGAAGTGCTCATAATTTAGAACCTGGAGATATTGTTTTATTTGATAGTGTTACTTTACCTAGTAATACAGGTTATAACGCAAACGTTTTTGAAGATAAACTATTTCAAGTAACCTCAGCACCCACAACAACAACTTTTACAATTACTCAAAGTACTAATGCAACAACAACTGTATCTACTGGAGGAAGTATTTCTGTTATACCTTATGAAAAAATAGGTCCAGCAGCACAATCTTATGGTTATGGTTTTGGTATTTCTCAATATGGCGGAACTGTTTCGGGAGCTTTAACAAATACTTTATCTTCAGGAATAAATAATAGCGTAACTACAATCCCTGTAACATCTAACACAGGCTTTCCCACAGCAGGAACTATTTTAATTGGTACAGAACTGATTACCTACAGTGGTAAGGGAACTAATACATTAACTGGAGCAACAAGAGGAGCTAATGGTACAACAGCAGCAGCACATAGTAACTCTGCTTTAGTTACCGATGCTTCTGATTATGCAGGTTGGGGTTCAGCTGTTCAAGCTTCTCAAGTAACTCTAGAATCTGCCTTATGGTCATTGAGTAATTTTGGTCAAGTATTAGTTGCAACTATTGCAAATGGTAAAACTTTTACCTGGAACGCAGGAATTGCAGCTAGATTTACAACAAGGGCCTCTACAGGTACTACAGGTTTTTCAACTGCAAATAATCCAACGGCGACTAGAGTTACTTTAGTTTCACCTACAACCAGGCATTTAATTCATTTAGGAACTGAAATAACTATTGGGTCACCTTCAACGCAAGATGATATGTTTATAAGATTTTCTGAACAAGAAGATATTGATGACTATGTCCCTACAGCTATTAACTCGGCAGGGTCTCAAAGATTACAAGATGGAACTAGAATTATAGGGGCTTTAAAAGCTAAAGAAACTATTCTAGTGTGGACAGATAATGCTGTATATACAATGAAATTTATTGGAGCTCCATTTACATTTGGTTTTGAACAAGTGGGCACTAACTGTGGATTGATAGGTAAGAATGCAGCTATTGAAATTGATGGTGTTGCATTTTGGATGTCTACCAATGGATTCTTTATGTTTGATGGTACAGTTAAATCTTTACCTTGTTCTGTTGAAGATTATGTCTATGATCAAATAGACACTACTAAAGGTCAACAAATAAATGCAGGTATTAATAATTTATTCACAGAAGTTATTTGGTATTACCCTTCAACTAATTCAGAATACAATGATCAGTATGTAGTATTTAATTATGGAGAAGCTATGAAAGGTGGGGTGTGGTACACTGGAACTGAAGCTAGAACAACTTACCTAGATGCTAGTATTTATCCAAAACCTATTGCAACTAAATTTAATAGTACTAACTCAGGTACTTTTCCAGTTGTAGTAGGAGAAGATGGTTTAGGTCAAACAGTACTATTTGAACATGAAGTAGGAACAGACCAAGTTAATCCAAATGGTACTACAACAACTGTTACTTCTTTTGTTAAATCTTATGATTTCGATCTACAATCAAAACAAAAAGGTCCTGATGGCAAGGCTTCTGGACCAGCAATATCAGGAGAGACTTTCTTAGCAGTTAGGAGATTTGTACCTGATTTTAAAAATTTACAAGGAGACGCTAAAATAACTTTAGCAGTTAAGAGATATCCTCAACAATCAGAAACTACAACAGCATTAAGCCCCTTTACAATCACTGCAAGTACTGATAAAAAGGATACTAGAGCCAGAGGTCGTTTTGTTAACCTTAAAATAGAAAATGATGGTGCAGGTGAAAGCTGGCGTTTTGGTACATTTAGAATTGACGTACAACCCGACGGGAGAAGATAATGGCAAAAACTTTATATGACTTAGCACTGGAGTATTTAAATCAGGGAATGCCTGATATAACTCAAGCACCAGGAACCACTACTCCAACCCCTACTCCAACTCCAACTCCAACTCCTGTTACACCTCAAAATCCTAATGCTCCAACATTACCTAGTGGTGGCGGTGGCGGTGGTGGTGGAAATAATGTTTATAATTCTAATTCTAATTCTAATTATTTAACTAGACCATATCAAAATGCTATCAATGACAGTTTACTTGGAACTCCTGATTATCAAGGGGTTGAACAAACATCAGGACTTGAATCTTTAATGGGAAAAATTCCTGGAATGACAATGTTAGCTAATGCTATAGGATCTAAACTTCCAGTTAATCAAACAGCTATTTTAAATAATGAATTAATAGGTGCAGGAATGCAATTAAATGACATTGGACAATTTGTATCTGATGGTGGAGCAGCTTATAAAGAAGATGGTTCTAATATTATGGCAGGTTACAATGCTTCTAAAGTAACTCAAGAAACTTTTGATAAAAGAAGAGCTAAAGCAAAAGACAAAATGAGTCCAAAAGGTTTTGCAGAATTTAACAAAGCACTCACTGCAGCAGAAGCAAGTTTCTTTGGTGCAAAAACTAAAGCAGATATGGTTTTTGATAACAAATCTCTATCAAAAAATCCTGATTACATATCTCAAAAAATTATAAATCAAAAAATGAAAGAAGCTTTAGAAGGTGAAGATGATAGCGATGAGGATATAGATATCTTTAACCCTAATAACATATTTAAAAGTAATAATATATTTACCAACGCTCCTACTTATAACACAGATCCTTATATGAGTGGACAAGATAGTAATGATTCTGGTGGACCTATTACTGGAGGAACAAATCAAAATGATTTTGATGGACTTGGACCTATTACTGGAGGGACAAATCAAAATGATTTTGATGGACTTGGACCTATTACTGGAGGAACAAATCAAAATGATTTTGTTGGACTTGGATCTATTATTGGAGGAACAAATTTAAATGATTTTGATGGACTTGGACCTATTACTGGAGGAACAAATCAAAATGATTTTGTTGGACTTGGACCTATAACTGGAGGAACAAATCAAAATGATTATACTGGAAATAATGGACCTATTACTGGAGGAACAAATCAAAATGACTTTGATGGTTTTAATGATTTTAATGATTTTGATGATGGGACCATGACTGGAGGTATAACAAATCCTTCAAACTATGGAACAGGTAGTGGTAATTTAGGTGATTATCAAATTCAACCTTCAACACCTACTTATCAAACTGGCACAGTTCAACGACCTGGATCAGGTGGTGGCGGTGGAGATCCAGGATGTTTCATTAAAGGCACACTAATTACAATGTTAGATGGAACTACTAAACCAGTAGAGCAAGTTGATCTAGGGGATGAAGTTGCAGTAGGTGGATCAGTATTTGCAGTAGGTAGATTCTTAAACACAGAATTATATGACTACAAAGGTATTAAAGTATCTGGTAGTCACATGGTAAATGAAGAGGGTACTTGGATGAGAGTTAGAGATACTAAACATGGTAAGTCATTAGGTGATGATCAAAACACAGTTTATGTATTTGGATCAGAAAATAGAAGAATATTAATTAACGATATCTTATTTACTGACTATTTTGAAATTCAAGATCAAGAACAACTTTTAAAAGAAAAAGATAAATTTTTTGATAACTGGAAAACTTTTGCAAATAATGAAGATAAAAAAAATGTTAATACATTAAATGCAAGTTAAAAAATGGAATCTAACTAAAGATTATTCCATTATTAGTAAATGGTGTAAACAACATAAATGGGATTTATCAATTCCAAAAGAAATGTTACCTCCATTAGGTGTAATAGTATTTGAAGAAAAAGAAATTTGTGCAGCTGGATTGTATATAGACAAAAAAGCTAAATTTGGATTTATGTATGGTATATTTTCAAATCCAAAAACAAGTAAAATAAAATTATTTAAAGCTATGAAAATGTGTTTAAAAGAAATTGAAAAACAAGCAACAAAAAATAAACTGGGAATGGTTTATACTATTACAGCAGAATCTTCTTTAAATAAATTATATACTAAACACATGGACATGAAGTTGTGTGAGAACAATGTAAAATCATATGTTATGAATTTAAACAAAAATAAATATAAAAATTTAGATTGGATAGCAGGTGGCTAAAATAGTAATTAGAATACCCGAACCTAAAGAGGAATATGATATCTCTAACCAAAAACAAATTAATAGAGCAATAGCTTTAATTGTAGAACAATTAAATTCAACGTTTTTAAACGAACAGAAACAAGAACAAGAAAGGTTTACGTGGTTCAATGGCTAATATATATTTAAACACTAAAAAAGATTTAACAACTAATGCAGTCACTACTGTATATACTGTGCCCTCAAACTCTAGGGCGATATTAAAATCATTATATGTATCGGAAGATACCGGAAATGCAGATACAATTACAGTAAAATTATTTGCTGGTGATCCAGCAAGTGCTGCTTCTTTTAGTTTATATAATGTAAAAGCAGTTGGGGCTAACGCAACTGCACAATTAATAACAGAACCCATTATAATGATGGAAAATGAAGTACTACAAGTTACAGCAGCAACAGCAAATAGATTGCATGTTACATTGTCTGTACTAGAAATAAACAGGGATTAAATATGTCATTTATAGAAACAGAAGCATCCATAAGACACGAAATGATAAACGGTAAAAATGTAGCTATTATAACACCTAAATGTGAGGTAACTTTAACTAATACACAGACAAAACAAGAATATATGTCAGATGCAGAAGCATTGGCAGACGTTCAAAATTCTGGTACAGATACCAAGCCAGAACACATACGCAGAGATGTAAATATTACTGTAGAAGAATTTAACCTAGGAGCCGGTTCTGAGTTGTAAAAAAACTTATTTTCCTGTACAATAAACTATGCCAATTTCAAGAATGCAAAACCCCAGACAACTTTACGGACTAGGAAGTATAGTTA